CGATCTTCTGCTAATGCAGCTTTCTCTTCCTTAAATTCAACAATCTCAGCTTCTAAACCTTCAGTAACCATCTTATCAAGAGCTTCTACCATCACTGTTTTATCGTGATCATAACGTTGTGCGAATTCCTCACGTAACTCTGTACGTAACTCTTCGCGCGCTTCACTTAACTTTGATTCCCAGGCTTCCATAATCTCGGTGCTGGTATCTTCGTTAATTACGTTACTATCAAGCAATTGTTTGATTGCATCTAGCATTTCGTAGTCTCCTAAATTTTAAGATCTTTGATTAGAGCAATTACGCCTTCTCTCAAATACCTTTGTACACGTTTGTTCTCGCTAGCCTCTTCTGCAATACCTAACAACTTCAAGCCACCTTTCATATTCATGATGCCTTCATATATAGCTGTTGGATACGCTTCAGGTGCGCTAGGTTGAGCAACAATGTCTACAGTGATTATTTCAAACTCACTGACGTGTCCTGTAGCTTCGTTAACATTACCGCTTCCCCTGGATGAAACACCTAGCTTAACGCCAGACTCTAACATCGTTTCAATGACTTTACCCATTGGGGTCGGAAGTATTTTTAACTTACCATAACCGTTAGCGCCATCCATCCACATCTCTGTAATCATGTGTGACACGCGGTCTAAATTAATCTTTAAATCTTCCGGATGATCTATTTCGCCTAAAACGGAATAGCCACCGGTGATTTGTTCGTTAAGTGTCTTAACGGCAGTGTCAATTTCTCTTACTGGATATATACGCTGATTGGCATTTTTCTGATCACCTTGGATACAGATGCCTTTCATGTACAAATCCTTTCCGCCTTTGCCGTTATCTTCGTTAAGAAGAGTAACGCCAGCTGCATCGAAGTTTAAATATTCTTGTAAGATACTCATTATCTAACTACCTTAAGAACCGGAGAGACTTTTCTTATTAACTCCAGCATCTTCACCCTTTTTCTTAGGTTCTGTCACTTTACTTTCATTTGGCTCTGTAGTTCCATCGCCAGGCTTAACTGTTGGGTTTGCTACATTACCTTCTTCGCCAATTTCTTGGTGTGGTTTAGCAACTGCGCCTTTCTTTCCACTGTTATCAGCGTTAACAGACTTCTTGTTAATTGTGCCTTCTTCAGTTGAATTGGAGATGCCCTTAGAAACTTTAGTAAGGCTAACTGCTTCATTGAAGCGTCCTTCCATACCCATTTCTTCTTCATCGCCTATGCTAGGTTCCATGCCCATGTCATCCATGCCAGGTTCCATACCCATTTCTTCTTCGCCGCCCATCTCGTCGCCCATTGCAATATCAAATTGAGCTAATAGCTCATCTAATGAGTCTTCAAGATCAACAACACGATCTTCTAAGTCAGCTTCTTCTTCGCCCATGCCGCCTATGTCATCCATAGCGCCTAGTTCGTCGCCCATTCCCATCTCTGCTGCTGGCTCTTCGCTGCCCATTTCAGGCTCCATGCCCATTTCATCTTCGCGCATTCCTTCTTCATCAGTTGAAATATCGTTAATAAGTTCATCAGCTTTATCGCCACCAAACTCGTCTTCGCTATCCATTAATGATTCGTAAATGTCACGTGATTTTTCAACTACGATTTCATGAAAAAGGTCTTCGGCTTTGCCGTCTTCTTCATTGATAACGTATTCAATTAATTGTTCAAATTTATTCATTCTAGAATCTCCTAAAGTATACTTTCTATGCTCGTATTTAAGAGGCCAGAACTAATTATGGGTGTTTAACAGGTGAAAAGGTGTGAAAAGGTGATTCTTTTGAAGAATCAGAGGATATTACTAGTTAGAACGGATCGCCGCCCATGTCGTCTGCCGGAGTGCTGTACTGCGCTCGGATGTTTTTTAACTTTGCTTCTTTTTCATATTCACGTATGTCATTCATCTTTCTTAGCTTGTTGATTTGCTTTAAAGTAAGACGTGTTTGACGTAAGGCATACTTAGTAGACTGATCGTCTGAAAGATCCTGCATGCCTGGAATCTGTTGATCTATTTCGGTAATAATCATATTGTTATTTATGGCGTATCTGTATCTAACTCGCCGCCGGCGCCTGCTTCTTGTGGACCGCCTTCTGCATCAAGATCGTCTATGCCTTCGAAGTCTTCCATATCCCCGATATCAGCGTCCATGCCGCCTGGTGTTACGCCAACACCGCGTAAGTCTTCACCACCGCCGCCTGTTGCTTCTTCATCAGTTACGTTGTTCTCTTCGCGCCACATTGTTTCATTCTCAAGCATTTCTTCTTCAGTTAGGCCTAAGTAACGTTTAAGTGCAAAACGCTTAGACATATAAGGAATTTCTGATATTCCTCCAAAGTTACCTAGGCGTGTAGCATCAAGCTCAGTCTGTCTGTAGCTTGCAAAGTTTTGTGGATTGTTAAACTTAATGTCAAATATCTTTGCATCAATGTTAAATCCTCTCCAACGCATAAACATTTTAAACTCTTCGTTTAGTTTGGTAATAAGGATATTCTGCATACGTTCGCAGTACTGATTGAAGCGGAACTCTTGTATTAATGCTGTACCCATGCGCCCATCGTTCACTGTACCTTGTGTATCGTCTGGGCCAGTTGGCAAGTAACTACTTGGTACACGTAAACCACGTGCCATCTTATTATTAAAGTAACGTAAGTCATCAATTTCAGATAAGTTTTGACCACCCGGCAGTGTATCTACTTTAGAACCACGTCCGTCTGCTGTCTGTGGAAAGAAGTAATCTTCATTCATTGACATTGGGTTATAGCTTGCATCTAACTGATTAGCACCGCCGCTCTGTGTAGGGATTCTACGCTGATGTATTTCATTTTTAACACGTTCTACAAAGCCCATGGCTAAGTGAGCTGGCATGTTACCTACGTCAATATAAAAGATACGACGTTCTGGTGCACGTTGTATTCTGTAGATAAGAATAGCATCTTCAAGTAATTCTTTCTGCTTGTAGACTTTATAAATCTGTTCAAGTATCGATTGTCCAAAAGGCCAATTGTAATCAAGTCCTTCTGTTAAACTAATATGCATAACATGTTCAGCATCAACTGCTGATTCTTTCGGTCCCATGTTAAACCGTCCTGCATTACCGGCACCGCCAGCATCTGGAATAGTATATGTTTGTGGAGCAGTGTAGCCTTGTCCTGGTTGCCCAGTTTGGAAGTCCGACACTGTCTTAGCTGCGACAGTTAGGTTCTCTAAGTTAGGATTAATGTCTTGAATAATGTACTGTTCAGGCTTCTTGCCTTCGCTTTCGTTAACAATTACCCTGCGTACTTTATTAGTCTCAACCCAAAACAATTTGAATGTTTCTGGGTCGCGGATGAATACTTGATCTCCAAACTTAATAGCATTGCGGAAGATTTTAAACATACGCTTGTCAAATTCGTTTAGCTTAACCCATTGCTGTAGCTGTTGGGTAATAATTTTAATTTCGTTATCAGTTGGTTTATCGTTATAAAAGACATCAAAGGCTGTATTGTTCTGTTCGTTAGTTTGTGTTGAAAACTCAGCAATGATATCTAAACATGCATTAACTTCGCTGTCCATATCCATTGATTCGTATTGATTATAACGTTCAATTCTATTAGGATGCCCAGTGTATACTTCCGGTAAGTTACTTTGGTAATTACGGAATCCAACTTGTCCATTAGTGCTGCCATTAGAACCACTAATTGGGCTTAGTGCGCCATCAGTTGATGCTACTTTAAAATATTTTTTCCATGCCATGTAATTGTATCTCTTTATGCTATTTATGTGTACATTTAGTACTGTAGCAGTTATCCTAACCGTTATCGGTTAGCAATTGTCTTAGTTTGTTTGTCTCTGCCGACGTTAGCTTTGTCAGTTTTGTCATTTAATATTATTAATTGCTTTTGCATACTTACCAGGGTGTCAGCCATTTTATCCAAACCCGCCATCTCTTTCTGGGTGATGCCGCCTTTTGCTGCATCAATCCTAGCATTAGACAATGCTGTTTCTCTTGTTGCTATATCTGCTTCAAGTTGTTTAGGTCGTGTTCGGCTTTGTGCTCTAATAGGTTTTGCAGCTACAACATTATTTGATAGTTGCTGTCTTTGTTCAGGTAAACTGTCTAAGATCGTGTTGCCTTTTGCTATCTCTGCCATAGTAAAACCTTGACTGCTATTTTTAGTTTTAGCGTTAGCTATCATTTCGTCTTTACTAGACTTCCATTCTTCCGCATCATCTCCTTTCGCCCATGCAATAAGATCGGACCACATTGTCATAGACTTTGGCTTACCATCATCATCTGATATTCCAAAGTTATCCTCGTCATCAAAGTAATCGTCATCGTCTATTGGTTTGTCAGGTGCGAATGCCTGTTTAATAACATTTATACTTCCTAACAATGCATCACTGAATATACCTATTGTATCTGTAGCAAGTGGAGTTGCAATAAACGCTTTATTAACATTAGCAATAGATACTTCTAACTTAGCCATTGACGTATTTAATTTATTTGTTGTTGCGTCGGGCTTTAGTTTAATCTTATTTTGAATCTTAGTTATATCGTCCATACTCTTCAGTGACATATTACCCATGTCTGCAGTTTTTGCTAAGTCGAGAAATTTAGCTGCTGCCTCATCACTAACACCTGCTAACCCCTGTATCATACCACCTGCTGACGAAATTTCCTTCGAAGTACCTATTATTAAATTTAGAGCTTCAGCATGATTCATCTTACCACTCTCTAATCCAGCTTGAATGTCTGTCATTGTTCCTAGCATTCCAGACCTTGTCATTTTTAATGCAGCTTCTGTATTAATTGCACCTGATGTAATGTCCGAAAATCCTTTTCTCAATTCTGGGTTCATATCATTCAGCATAGCGGCAAACATTTCCATACTCGCTGCACCTTCTTTATTGCCGTCAGCACGAATCTTTATTAGTCTTGCTCTGAAACGTGAATCTGCTCGTACTTCGTCACGTTGTTTCTTTAACTCGCTAACTTGTATACCAGTTAACTTCGCCACAGAGTCAAGTTCTTTAACATACGATGCAGTGCCTTTAGCTAATTGATCTTGAGACATTTGATCTAGAATACCGCGTCTACGTTGTAATGCTTGATATTCGATTGCAGATTCGCCAATCTCTTCAATACTATAACCTAAGTTACGCATGAATTGTTTTGACGGTTTATCCATGTCTCGGATGACTGCTGAAAAGTCCTTACCACCTTTTATAGCTGATGTTGAAAAGTATGCTAAGTTTTCTGAGTTCTTAGTTAATAATTTTGAGTATATTGCAAGCGGCATCCCAGCTTCTTCAAACTGTTTGGCCATTCCGACTACGCCGTCTGCGCCAATTTGTCCTGCTTTTGCTAATTCCTGGAATGCAGTGTAGTTCTTTTGTACCTGCCCAATTGCAAAGGTGGCAGCTTCTGCTGCGACATCACCTAACTTACTAAATGCAGTACCAACAACCGGTATAGCACTTAATAATCCAGACACTGCGCCTATTGTTAAGTTAACTGCGCCCGTTAAATCTTCAAAGCTACCTTTACTGGTACCCATTGATTTAATCGATTGTGTAAATCCTTTAGTTAACTTACCAGCAGCTTCGGTGGTTCCTTTAAGAACCTTGCCCATTCTGGTAGTTTGCAGATAATTTTTAATGTCGGCTTCAATGCCTATCTCACCGACGCGGGCTTTCTCCACCATCTGGTCGATCATTCGTCTCGTTTGTTCTTCGAAGTCTTCTATGTCTGCCATGTGTTTATTATAACCCTAGTTAACTCTATGTATAAATAGATGTACTTAACTATTTATGGAAACAAATTAATGAGCGATAATCCCTTAAAGCAATATTTCAGAACACCAGCAATTCATTTAGATTTACCAAGCAAAGGTAAATTTTATCCTGAGGGTGCGTTAGTGATGGATGAGACTAATGAAGTGCCTGTGCTACCAATGACAGCTATTGATGAAATAACATATAAGACACCTGACGCTTTGTTTAATGGGTCGGCTGTTGTGTCTGTTATTGAAAGTTGTGTACCTGCTATTAAAGATGCGTGGCACATGCCTGTAACGGATATTACTGCGGTGTTAACCGCAATACGAATTGCTAGTTTTGGTCATGAGATGGAACTTGAAACGAAGTGTCCAAAGTGTGAAGTAATAGCTGATTACACATTAGATTTACGTACAGTGCTTGAAAGCATTGAATCTCCTGATTACTCTACACCAATGAAACTCGGTGATCTATCTATTGCATTCAAACCAATGGCATACACAGATCTTAACGAAAGTAATAAATTACAATTTGAAGAAGATCGGTTAAATCATTTACTAACAGACACTGAGATGGATACTGATGATCAAATTGCATTACTGTCAGAGACATTTAAGAAAGTATCAGACTACACATTATCTACGTTAGCTAAGAACATCTCTTCTATTACTACACCAGAGGCTACAGTAGTAGAAGAAAAATATATACTTGAATTCTTAAAGAGTTGCGAGAATAAAATGTACAAGAAAATAAAACAAGCTGTTATTGATCAGAAAATTAAAGAATCACTAAAGGCTTTAAAAATTAAGTGCAATGAAGAAAAATGTGGACACGAATATGAACAACACTTTACGTTGGATATGACATCTTTTTTCGATCAAAACTAACAATCCTAAGCCCTGAACAAATTTCCGACTTCATAGATCAACTAGAAAAAGAATCAAACGACATCCGCGACGAATGTATGCAACATGCATGGGCAATGCGAGGTGGTATTCAATACAACGATGTAATGAATCTGAGTTACACAGAACGTAACTTAATTAATAAGTTATCAAAAGATAACTTAGAAACAACTCAAAAAAGTGGACTTCCGTTCTTTTAAACCCAGATGTTTTGTTCATAGCAGTGACAATGTAGTCTCATTATGGGAGATTTGCAACGCAAATCTATTTCGTTTACTTCGTAAACTCATGTTGCTACGCTTAACTTAATATTAATTGATTAGAAAACCGTAAGTTAACTGTATATCTACGAGACATACTTGACTAGAGCAAAGATCCATACTCCACCCGCTAAGGGCGGGCCAAAATAAAAATATTAATTTTTACTTTTGGAAAATTACAACTTGACTGTCGCTTTTCACCAATGCTATGTAACGTTAAAGCCCTTCATTGTATTTCATTCCATGACTACACAAATCCAGTAGTTATAC